GAGGATTCCCGGCATGAAGAAATTTCGCAGCAACTGGTTCCGCGTCGCCGTCGAGGGCGCTACCTCGGACAAGCGCACCATCAAACGCAGCTGGCTGGAGCAAGCCGCGAAGAACTTCAACCCCGCCACCTACGGCGCGCGCATTTGGTTGGAGCATTTCCGCAGCCTGCTGCCTGACAGCCCGTTCAAGGCCTACGGCGATGTGCTGGCCGTGAAAACCGAAGAAGTGGACGTGAATGGCCAGAAAAAACTGGCCCTGTTCGCGCAGGTCGAGCCGACCGCCGACCTGATCGCCATGAACAAGGCGAAACAGAAGATCTACACGTCCATCGAAATTGACGACAGCTTCGCCGATACCGGCGAGGCCTACATCGTCGGTCTGGCGGTCACCGATTCACCGGCCAGCCTCGGTACCGACGTCCTGGCGTTCTCCGCCCAAAAACCTGACGTCAGCCCGTTCAAGGATCGCCACTACTCCGCGACCTCGATGTTTACCGAGGCGCTGGAGACCGAACTGACCTTCGAGGAAATCGAGGACAAACCGAGCCTCGGCGCCCAGCTTTTCAGCAAAGTGCAAGCCCTGCTGGGCGGCAAACAGGCCAAGGATGACGCCGAGTTCTCGCAGATCAGTGAGGCCGTCGAAGCCGTGGCCGTGCACGTCAAAGATTTGCCCGACCAACTCGCCGCCGAGAAGAAATTCTCCGCAGGCCTGAGCACCAAGCTTGATCAACTGAGCAAGGACTTCACCGAGTTGAAGACCAAGCTCTCCACCACCCAGGACCACAGCCAAAAGACGCGCCCTCCGGTAACCGGTGGCGATAACTCGGTCGTGACCGACTGCTGACAGTCAGCCCCACCAAAGCCCCGAATAACGAAGGACGACCAACATGCGTAACGACACACGAGTTCTGTTCAACGCTTACCTGCAACAGCTGGCCCAGTTGCACGGCGTGAGCGACGTCACTACCAAATTCACCGCCGCACCGAGCGTTGCCCAGACGCTGGAAACGCGTATTCAGGAATCCAGTTCGTTCCTCAGCTCGATCAACATTTACGGCGTATCCGAGCAGTCCGGCGAGAAAATCGGCATCGGTATCGACGGCACCATTGCCAGCACCACCGACACCACCGTGAAGGATCGCGAACCCCGTGACCCGAGCAGCCTGGACAATCGCGGGTACACCTGCACGCAAACCAACTTCGACACCGGCCTGCGTTACCAGAAGCTGGATCAGTGGGCAAAGTTCAAAGACTTCCAAGCGCGTATCCGCGACGCAATCATCAAAGCCCAGGCGCTCAACCGGATCATGATCGGCTGGAACGGTACCAGCCGTGCCGCCACGTCGAACCCGGCCACCAACCCGCTGTTGCAGGACGTCAACATCGGTTGGCTGCAAAAAATGCGCACCGAAAACGAAGCCCGCGTCATGGCCGAGGTAGCGGCTGGCAGCGGCAAGATCGAAATCGGCGCCGGCAAGGACTTCGAAAACATCGACGCCCTGGTTGTCAGCATGGTCAACGAGTTCATCGATCCCTGGTATCAAGAAGACACTGATCTGGTGGTCATCTGCGGCCGTCAGCTCTTGGCAGACAAGTACTTCCCGATCATCAACAAGACGCAGGCACCGACTGAGATGCTGGCTGCCGACATCGTCACCAGCCAAAAACGTCTGGGCAATCTGCCGGCCGTGCGCGTGCCGCACTTCCCGCCCAACGGCCTGCTGGTCACTCGCCTCGATAACCTGTCGATCTACTGGCAGGAAGGCACCCGCCGCCGCACAGTCGTGGACAACGCCAAGCGTGACCGCATCGAGAACTTCGAATCGGTTAACGAAAGTTATGTGATCGAAGACCTTGGCTGTGCAGCCATGGCCGAAAACATCACCCTGGCTTGAGGCGGCGACCATGACCAATCCTTGCCGTCGTCATTTTCAACGCGTCACTGCCGCCAAGGAGGCGGCAGCCGTTGAACCCACTCAAACTATGGCGGGCGCCACGGCCTATGAGCATCAGTTGAACCAACTGCTGCAAGACCGCCTTCGCCTGAAACAGGTGCAATCAAACCAGGGCAAAGCAGAACTCAAACGTCAGCTGCTGCCCGAATACATCCCCTACGT